AGCGCTGTCCGTGCCCATCATGCCCTTCTCGTACTGCTCGCTGATCTTTGCCGAAGGCATAAACAAGCCCTTGAGCGAATCAACAATGGTTGCAGACGTGAATGGCTCGACGATACAAGCACGGCGACCGTCGCGTGGAGCGCCTTCTGAGTCCAGATAAGCCTGGCCGGTCAGGTAGGTCAACAGCGAGGTAGGTGGAACGCCAGCGGTACCAACAATGTTTGCCACGTTGTTCTTGGCAAGCACCAGACCGTCACGGTCGATCTTGTTGGCGATAGCAGCAACGCCAGGTTTGATCACGCGATCCGAGAACATATCCAGAGACAGAGCCAAGTCAGCCGTGCTGAATTGGGTATCAACGTGAAATTGCGTGGTCAGCGTGACTGGAATTGAGGTTTCGTTGAAATCCTCAACCGACAGCGCTGGTCCGGTCGTGCCGATTAACCGTGCTGGTTTACGGACGTTAACGGTTGCGCCAATTTTTGCACCTGCAACAGCGAATTGATCGTCATATTCGCGGTTAACTTCGGAGGTGAATGTAAGTTCGTTTTCCAAGACCATCAACGCTTCGTTGGTGATCTTGCTGATCGTTAAAAGGGTATTGGCCATTTTATTTCCTTCGCGTCATAGACGCATTAAATCTGTTTACCTGATCTTGCCGGCTTGTCTTGCCGCTTTCCATGCTGCGTAAGTCCCATGAAATTCCCCTTTGGAATTCACAAGATTGTCAGCGGTTGCGTTGCTTGACTTGATGGGGTTAATCGGGGCTGGTGCCTTGCTTTTTACCACAGATCGCTCAGGTTTGCCAGTTTCAGATTTCTCAAACTTTGCTTCTAGCTTGCCAATAGCCCTCAGAGCTTGCGCTGCCGACATATCATTAAAGGTTCTGGCCTGATCTTGATTTGATGCGAGGTGATACAGGATTTGTGGTCCCACGTCTGACTCTAATATCGCGTCCCGAATGTGATTCGGCACAACAATATCGCTTGACGACACCATCTCATCGAAATCATCAATCTCAGCCTTTGCCGCTTCAAGCCGTTTAGTCCAAGTGTGTACGACTTTCGCCTGTTGCTCTTGCGCTCGCCTTTCTGAATCCTGCCGATCCCGCTCTTTGAGTGCTTTTTCAGCGCTATATTCAGCCAATGCTTCTGCGTATTCAAACGCATCGGTGAATTGATCCGGCGTGGGCTTGGCATCAGCAACAGGAGCCTGTCTCGGCGCCTGTCCTTGCTCCAAAGCCGCCAGCCGTGCTTCCAGCGCTTCCCTGGCATCACGTTCACGCTGAGCATCAGCTCGAGCCTGTTCGCGTTGCTTTGTCAGCTCTGAAAACCGCGCTTTTAGCTTGCTAGGTTTCCCTTCGCTTTCTACGGTTGGTGCTTCATCTTCCGCATCTGGCTCATTCTCAACCTCGGATTCGATTGGCTCTGCTTCTTCAGCAGCCTCAATCTCACCTTCGGGAGCTAAGTTCAGTTTCTGTGCAAAAAATTCGGCTTGGTTCTCGCTTGTGACAACTTGCGTTGTCTCTCTTGGCTCTGCTGACATGGTTACCCACGGATTTACCCGGTGGAACGCGCCGGTACGATTGCGTTTATATAACCCGCTTTTGCATTGGTGTCAAAGACTATTGCATAAACGGGTTTTGACCTTGATCAATGTCTTGCACGGCGTACTGCGCTGCCATCATTTGCTCAGCATTACGACGCTCAATCTCACGTGCCAGCACGTCGATTGGCATATTGTGAACCAGCAGGTTTACCAATGCGTCAATCTCGGTCTTGTTTTGACTGGTGATTGCTCGAGTGTTTTGGTCATTGACGCGCACTTCAGCCATTGTCTCGGTGTTGTGCGCTTTAGCCGTGACGTCCATCAACTTGCGCTTAGTTGCGCCATCTTCTTTGATCTGCGCCACCTGGCCACGATTGTTGATCTCCAGCTCCATCGCTTGCATCTGCTGCTGCATCATCTGCATCTGCTGTTTGGCTTGTGCGAGCTGCATCTGGACCTGCGGAGGAATGTCGGATTTCTCATCAATCTGCGCCAGCGGGTTGACCGCTGCCAGCCGGTCAGCAATGATCTCGGCACCAGGGAAATCCATCTGTCGGAATACCAGATCGCCGGCAGCTTGGAACAGCTCTGGGCTGGAGCCGATGAGCGGCATCATTGCATCGACCGCTTGAATGCGCCGTGATGCGTAGCCAGGACCCGTGTCCATGCTGACGTCGTACTCGCCAACCGTCACGTCGTTCAAAACACGTCCAACCTGGGTGGCTTCATTGATGGTGATCAAGTCTGGCTTGCCATCGACGCCGATAATCCGCATAACGCGCTCGGAGTCATAGATCTTTGGAATCAGATCTAGGATGATCCGACCAGTCTGGGCAATGGATTTGGTCAAATTATCGTAGTAATGATAATTCGTCATATCCACTTGCTGTTGCTGACCATTCAGCGCTTTGCCGCTGATGTTGCCGGTCGGCAATTGGCTTGGATCAAAGATGCCAACGACCTGCTGTAGATCGTTGCTGACCGATTCTGCTGCCGCCATGATTCCAGCAGGAGGTGGTTCGGGTTGCAGACGGGTCGGGACCGGCGCTTGGCGTCCTTCAATGTCGGTCTGCTTGTATCGCAGCACCGGCGTGGCTTTGATATTTGCCGCTGCCCACTCGGTCTCGTGACCTTCGTCTTGACCTTCTGCCAGCAACCACTTGGCTTTTGGCGCCAAAGCAATCGCCTCAGTCATGCTAGTTTGCCAGAAGTTGTACATCTTCTGAGGATCTTTAGCATAACGAACCAAACCATACTTAATCGACTTGCTGTCGATGACAATTCGTCCACCGTAGACTGGAACGACGGGGATGAATTTACCTGGCCAGTCCCGCTCCTCAAGAATTTCCATCGCCGTGAGCTTGCACCATTTGACCACTTTTTTGTACGAGTCGCGCTCTCCAACAATCTCAAGCCCATGAGCGAGCATGAAATCTTTGCTTGGGAGCTGTTCTTTGAACAAGCGTGATTTGTCGTTTAGCAGGTAGAGCTTTGCCGGCGTGCGCTCAACATAGAAGTATTCGGCGATGCGAACGTCCTCTTTGGTCACCCACTCAGGGTTGCTATCGCCACCAGCTCGCGCGGTAAAGCTGCCGCCATCGTCGGCATCCGGGTACATATCCCGAAACTTGTCCTTGCTCATGATCGTCGTGATCAAACATTTCTCTTGGTCCGACCCGTCCAGAGCCGTGCTATTGGGATCGAAGTAGACGCTGAACGGGTTCTCGATTGATTCGATGTAGATCTCTTGATCAAACGACTCAGGAGACGTGTAGTCGGTGACCACGCGCCAATAGCCCCAACCCATGCGAACGGCAGACTCAAACGCTCGGTCATAGGCGCTATCGGCGTCGCTGTTGATCTCAATGTGCCGACAGATACCCTCGACCACTTCCGCGGTTTCTTTGTCTGCGTAGCTGTTGCATGGATGCACTTTGATCCGTGGACGCTGCTGGCGCTGCTGGTTGGCGATTTGCCGGCAATAGGCGTCCAATTTGTTGATCGTCAAGCACGGCCTGGCTTCCAGGTTCCGGCTGTTCTGAATCTCAACCGGCCATTGATCGCCGCTGACAAAGCGCAGATCGTCCAGCGCATCAGAGCGGTTGACGCTATCGGCTTCGCTTGCCAGACGCAGAAATTTCATTGCATCAGCAATGCGCCCGTCCTCGCCTTCGTTTTGATAATTTGCCATTTCAGCCCATCCAATTAGTCGGTAGCGTAAAGGTTTGCTGTTTCTTGCGTGCTTTGGGTTCGTTGACCATCAGTCCAATGTATCTAAATGCGTCTGCGCCGTGCGAATAATGGTCGTGAAGTGGTGATTTTGAGAATCCACCCGTCTCTGGGTCGACTTCGTACCGATAGTGGCGCAGACAGGTAAGACCTTCCGCGCATCCATCTCGGTCAAACCAGCAGTTGTTGAAAATAGTTCGCGCAGCATTGATAGAGTCAGCAATTGGCACTCTCGGAATGATTCGTGTCTTGTATCCCGCCGCTCTGACAATCTCCTCAATAGATTTGCCAGCCGCGGCCAAGGTTTTATTCTCAGCGTCGTGCGGAAGCCACAACGTATCGTAATGGTATCCAAACGTCTGCAATTGCGCTAGGTAATAGCTGATTGTCTTTTGATTGTCCTCCATGTAACGCAACAACCGCGTTTCCATGCCGACAAACTGCAGGAACCAAATCGCCGTAGCGTCAGACCATCCAAGGTCAAACACGGCGTGGACTGGCTTGCTAGGATCGAACGGAACCCGTCCAATTCGCCCCTGAAGCTCGGCGTCCTGCATCTCCCTGGCAAACACTGCACCGTCGACAGTCTGCCGGCATATGCCCTCCCAGACGGTGTTGTAAGCCTCTCGGTCTCGCTCTTTCAGCGCGTCCTTTTCAGCCCTTAGAGTCTCCGGGAACCAGGGATTGTCGCTCCAGTTGATCTTAGTGACCACACAGTCAGCAGGAGGATGCACCACAAAGCGCTGGAACGTCTCATCAGTCTCAAGCTCCGGGTTAAAGCTGATCCAGATCTCTGAATCTTGTTTGCGGATTGTCGGGATAAGCACATTCCACGACATTCTGGACACAGATTGCGCTTCTTCGACCCAACAAATATCAACGCCCTCAAACGATTTGATGTTTGAGACGTTGTTTTTGAGTCCAACAAAGAAGAATTCAGAGCCGTTCTTAGCTCTGATTGACGTCTGGGTTATTTCATAGAACCCATGCAATCGCAATGATTCGATCTGGTCGCATAAGAGCTTATGCACCGAATCGCGGATTGACGTCTGGAATTCCCGTGCGCAGAGAATGCGAGTGGGCTTTGATGCGCCGATTATTAGCAGCGCTCGAGCAATCGCCCAAGACTTACCGCCACCTCGACCTCCGTAGGCTACCTTATACCGATACTTGTCAAAAAGAACCGATAGCTTCTCAGGAAACTCGGCATTGGCAATGGCATTATCAAGCTCATTCACTGGGCTTGACAAATGTGACTTTGATGCCCTCGACCGGCGAACCGTCTGGATTGCTCAAAACGGTCGTGTTGCGCTCGCCCCAACCCATCTGGGCCTTTGACCACCAGATCATCGCCGTGGTGTCGCCAGCCATCGCTTTGTTGTAAAGCGTGTCTGCAATGGATGCGCTGGCTTTAGCTTTGCCAACGGCCAGCTCGATCTCGTAGTACTTACGCAGCGTCGGGGCGCTGATGCCAATAAGAGCCGCGATCTGATCCTGGGGCAAGCCGAGGCCAGCAGTCTGTTCGACCTTGGCCTTGGATGCATCAGTAGGAACGTGCGGAGGAATCATCTTTTATAGGCGAAAAAATAGGCTGATTAAAATTTCAGCAATTCCAATTCTTCAATGACGCTTTAGCCCTTTCTGCTGGCCCTTTCGCCTTTCGCACCACGCCTTCCATCCGAGCGCAGAAACTGGCCTTACGACCTTTGTCTGCGTCGGTTTTAGGATTCGGAGCTGGCGCTTTCAGATTAGACCCATTCTTGGCGTTGTACTCAGCACGACCTTTAGCCGTCATCCCAGCGCCTTTCTCGGTCGGGTTGTACGTTTTGCCCTTGCCCGTGGTCTTGTGGGCAATCGGCTTGTCGTGCTTTGTAGCCATTACTTTTTCTTCGCCGGTTTAGCAGTCTTCGCAGATTGTTTAAAGTCAGCAGCAGACGGTGCCGCCTTGCTGCCAACCTTATTCATCTTCTCGCCAGAGCCGGCAGCGATCCTAGCCTGTTTCGCGTTAATGTTGGCATACAGGCCAGGTTTGCTCATTTCTTTTTCGCCGCTGCACGTTTTTCAGAGTACGCAATCGCCACCGCTTGTTTCACTGGCTTGCCAGCTTTGACCTCGGCTTTGATATTTTCTTTAAACGCCTTCTCAGACGTTGATTTTTTAAGTGGCATTTCAGTTATCTGCAAATGAAATTACAAAAGAGACTTCACCGTCTTCATCATCATCCTGCTCACACGTATGCTCGCCGATGGCCAGAAACTGAGCAATGTGCTGCTCCAGCACGCGCTTAAGAACATCACGGCACTCTGGGCATTCCTCGCTGTCGATTGCGCCCATCATGACCGCGATTTCCTCGGCCAACTCGCTCTTACCAGCGTCTGAACCTTCTTCAAACGCCTGAGCGTGGATGTCTTCCGAGGATTCACCAATCTGATCCTCAAGCGCTGCAACAGCCTCTTTCAGCATTTCTAGATCGTCATGGATGCTCATTTAGCTTGCCCCGTGAATGATTGCAAAGTTAAGGATCACAGCCTCAGAATACGACGTTCCGGTCAGGTTACGCAGCGTCAGGATTGCCGAGCCGGTGGTCAACGACGTCACGTAAGACGTGTAGGCACCAGTCGTTGCGCCACCCGAGATGCAAACGATCACGGTGTCATTGCCAGACAACAGACTGTTGTTAAGCGTAAAGCTGACAGCGGTATTACCGGCCAGTGCCGCGTTGTTCATCGTGATACGGCCAGCGGACTTGTTAAGAGTAACTGCCGTGGTTTTGTCGGTGAGCTGCGTCACGGCGCCTTGAGCTGCTGCGCTGTAACCAATTTCAGCGCTGGCGTAGCACGTCGTGAACTCTGGATCGGCGTAAGCAACGCCAGATGCGATTGAATTACTCATGATTGTCCTTTATTCCACGACCGCACAAACGTCGGCCTCTTGGATGATTTGATAGTCCTGGCCGTCCTTGTTGTGGGTTGGCCAATTAAGGTAGTCGCCGTTGCCGTACTTGATCCAGTCACCAACCTTTGCCTCTTGGACCTGCGGCCCTACGGCAACGATCCGACCTTCATTGAAAGGTTCGCGGTTGGTGACGTGGATCACGTCTGACAGCTTGCGCACCGCGGGTTGCACGGTGATGAAGTTACGCAACGGTCTAATCATTTCTGATACGACTGCCGATCATGGGTGTAGCACGTGCCGCTGGTAACGCCGGTGTTGAACTGCTTGTCCTTGCCAGTC